GCCGCAAACTCTGAGATCTCGACTGCCTGCATCTGATGGCTACGGATGTCGTCGGCTACCGATTGTGGGTTTTCGGCGCTCGACGCCACGATCAAGCGTCGGTGCTCGTCGCTTCCGATCATGGTGCTGTCCACGATCTGAAGTTGCTCGGCTGCGCGCTCGATCTTGGACTGTGCGTCCTGTAGTAGCCCAAGCGCTTCGGTCAGGCGTGCGGAGGGTAGCTTATCCATTGGTGCTCCTCTGTGCGTGTGCATGGCGAGTCGCGTTTGTGGGTTCATTTGTCCCCCCTGAGTGCGTCTTGAATCTCGCGATCAAGGCGCTCCATCTGCTCTTTCTGCTGTTTGGCCTTCCTGGCCTGCTCACCACCCAACCAGGCGCTGAGCTTCGCAAGCGCTGCGGCTATTGCTTCGGCGATGTTCACGGCGTCCCTCTGTTCTGTGCAATTCACTGCTTGCCGCACGCCTGCGCGGCGGTGTTGATTAGTTGCTTAGCCTGGGCATCTGACTCTAGGTCAAACGCCGATCGCGCCTCTGCGAGCGTCCTGTTGGCGTTTGCAAGGTACGCGGACGCTTCAGCGCTCGCCACCTGGCACGGCTTCGATGCGCCGGGGTCCATGCCCCAGCCGTACACCGCGCGCTGCCACTCCCCGATCTTGGCTGCTGTCAGGCAGCCGGACAGCAGACACGCAACGGTGGCAAGAATCCACAGCGCCACGAACCAAACCGCCAGTGCAAACCGTCCTATCTGGGCGCGCGTCATGGGCATCCTTTCAGACTCGCGAGCACACACAGTGCGCAGAGCGTGGCGATAATCAGGACTGCTGCGCGGTTGCCTAGCTTGTGCTCTTGATCGGGGGTCACGTCACCACCTCCTCAAACGGGTCCGCCGGAGTCTCGCGGACTGACCAGAGCGCGCCGTCGAGAGCCGATGACATCACAGCATTCAACCACTCTCCAGTAATCCCATCATAATATACTCCGAGGATGCCGCTGCTTGGATGGCAGACCACGGGAATTGCACTCTGTTGGTTGGTCCTCTGTTTAGGCGGCAGACTCAGCCAATATTCCCCCGGCTTTGTCGGTCGCTCGCTTGTCCAGTTTGGTGTCATCACATCATCCTCGGCGGCACGTTGGGCCGCGGCTCGGGTTTCCTGACAGGCTCAAATCGCAGCCGCAGGGCTCATACTTGTCTCCGCAATAGCCGCTGCAATCCCCGCAATAATTCTGCTGCTCTGATCTTCTGTATCAAGTCCTCGACTTGAGCCGATTGCAAGCCCATTGCATCGGCATAAAACCGCGCAGCCAACACACAGCCAGCAATCCACGATACTTCAAAGTCTCCGCGTTTACTGGGATCCTCGCGTGCTACCTGATGCATTTGAGCGCATAGACGATTGGCAATCTCGACGGCGGTATCAGTATTGATCTTCATCACCACAACCTCGGCGGCACGTTGGGCCGCAGTTCTTCGGGTTCGATCTTAGGCACGGGCTTGGTGTCTCTCGCGCTGCCGTGACACGGGCAAGCCATCATCGCAGTCAAAGCACGGCCCCTTGATCGTTCGCGGCTCAGTTGCCATGTCGGTCCTCGCATCCAAACGCCAGCCAGCACGGCGTTACACCGAGAGCGGCGGCGAGTTGTTCGATTGTGATCACATTCGGAGTCGCGCGATTGTATTCATACCTGCAAATCTCATCGCGCCGCCGCTTTGGGCTCATGCGTGAGCCAACGTCATGCTGAGAGAGCCCAGCATTCAGTCGTGCGCTGCGTATTCTTTGTGCGATGTCGGCTTTTGTCATGTGCATGCTCTTTGTATCTGCTGCAAATAATGCCGATGTCTACAGAAAAATGTACAAATCGTCACTGTCCGTCGGACAAACACAGCCACTCCCTAACCCCCATCCAAGAGCGCACCTCCCACGCTCTCAGCCTATCCGCCGTCACGCTCTCCGCAGTTTTCAACGTCTCCCATGGAATCTCCCGCCACGGTACCAAGAACATCTCCGCACCGATCCGCAGCGCCAGAAACGACAGCGGCACGGCGTCGAGGTGCTCGGTCTGCACTTGGGACACTTCGGAGCGCTTGAAACGGTTTTGATCCGTCGCTTTGCACTCGATGGCTAGATAGCGCCCGCTCGACGTGCAGCAGACGAAATCAGCCCCGGCGTCCTTTGTGAATCGGTCCCCCACCTTGACCGGTTCCAGCTTGTGAAACGCGGTCAGGACTCCCACCGCCTTGAGCCGCTGTAGCCACTGCTCAGAGACAAATCTCTCCCACTGCGCGCCCTTCTGCTGTGATTTGCGGCGGGCTCCAGGCTTTGCTGGTTTACTCACGCTGTAGCTCCTGCATAGATGGCTGAGTACGGTTCCAGTGGATTCCTCTTTCGCACTCGTCAAAGCACGGCCCCATGTACACAGAGGACATGCCGACGCTATCAGAACATGCCCAGGCGACAAGTCCAGAGCCTGGCGCTGCGACCTGATCTGCGCGTCTGGCAGCGGCGGCGCTTTGCCGTTTGGTGATCTGCTCCTTGTGCTCTTCGTCGCGAATACGACGCAGCAACCATCGAAGCTCTGTCCAAGTTCCTTCCCATCGCTCCTTGGAGCAACCGGAGAAATGAAGTGCGATCCGATCTGTATCAGCTATAACAATAAGCGGTCCGGCTTCGGCTGGATTGGATTCGCCCAAGTTGTCCACTTGAAAACAGATGGCATCGTGCAAAATTGGGGCACGTACTCGCTCAAGTCCCATGTCTCCGTCTCCTTTCGACCGCTGCTTTCCTCATGTTTAGCCACTGCTCAGAGACAACCTTTTCCCACGCCGCGCCCTTCTGCTGTGACTTGCGGCGGGCTCCGGGCTTTGCTGGTTTGCGCGTCATGCCGACTCCTGGAGGAGCTTCATCAAGGCTGCCAGCTTCGGAGCGCGACCAAGAGGGAACTCCTCTTGATACAGGGCTTCCATCTCCGCCCAATGCGCGACGTATGCAGTCCAGACCTTGCCGTGCTCCGCCATCTTGGGAACGTGCTCCCGCAGCTCGGGCACAGCCTCAAGCAGACCCAAGCAGCGCCCAAAATCATCTGGGTCGTAAGGATGCGCGGGCTCATCCTTGAACCGATGGCCAGGAAAGCGCAAACCGGCATGAGCAGACAGACGACGAGCCATAAACACCGATGACATGCCGACCTCATCAGAGCAGGCCCACGCGATCAGGCCAGACCCAGGCGCAGCGATTCTGTCAGGGCGTCCAAACTCATCGCAAATGCGATTGGCAGCATCGATCACCGCGTTGATATGGCGAACATGAACCGTGGTGAAGCCATGTCCCTTTAGAAGACTCAGGATCTCTGTGACCAGGCGCATTTGATCAAGTCTTGCGCTGTCGGAGGCGTTGCGCTGCGTCGTGATGTTTACATTTGTTCCCATTTATTCCCTTCCTGTGCGACGGCGAGGAATCGAACCCCGGATCAATTTCGTGACGCCACGAAATAGGTAGTCCACTCGGTGCATTGCCCCGCCAGCTCTTGTTCCGGCAGGGCTCGGTTTGCTGTGTTGAGCCTGTTTTGTGCTCTATGCCGGGCCTCCTATCCGCGACTCACCATCGTCGCGATCATCTCTTCGGGTAGCTCCCCCTGTGCAATCTCGTCGGGAGTGTAGACGCCAGTCACAACGTCGGGCCATACCATGCGGGCGCACTCGCGCATCGCCGCCCAACGGCACATCGTACCTGGGAATTTTTCCCAAGCGCCCCCGCTTTTGATGAGGCCCATTTGTCGAGCCTTATCAAGGGTGAAGGTGTACTTTCCTTCCGGCTCCCCGGTTCGCTTATAGAGCACCGTCGCGTGTTTGTCGCTGTGTTCAGAGATGTGGAACTTCTCGCATGACTCGTTGTTTTTGATGAGCCCGGCGATGAACTGCGCGCCCCATCCCACGCGACCGTGGACTACGTACGCTTGGGTCAGGGCGATCATCGCAGGCACTCCCAGGTTCTGCCCCCATGCGATCACCACGATGGCCTGCTCTGCCGTGGCAATCTGCGGAAACATCCGGCTGCTTGCGACATCGGCAGCGAAAGCACGCAGCGAGTTCTGTCCTGTCGGCTGCAATGCCCATGGGTCGCTCTTAGCCGTCATCTGCGCGGGCCTGGGAGCCGGCACCATCGCAACTACCGGGGCAACCTGCGCGGGCTCTGGCGCGGGTTGTGGTTTGTTTTCTGGCTCGATTCGCATCACTACGGGCTCTCCTGTCAGTCGTTCAAAGTCTAGCGGTAGGTCACGTACGATCGTCGCAACCTTCAGCGCCTTGCGCGCTGGCTCCGGGCCAGCTGCAACAAAAGACTCTGCCAGTTTCGCCCCAAGTACCTCGTTTAGCTCCGGCATCGAAACCACGCCATCGAACACACCCAGCGCGTGACCGTACTTTTTGATCAGCTCTATGGCGCGCTTGTCACCGATTCCCACATAGGGCTTGTAGTTGTCGCTGGTGTCTCCGGCCAGAGCCAGAAAATCAGGAATCTTGGCCGGCGGGAGTCCGATCTTTTCGATGACTGCCGACTCATCATAGACCTTGTGCTCCTTGTCGAGCGGACGCAGCATCGCCACTTGCGGATTGACGAGCTGCAGCAGGTCTTTGTCACTGCTTAGGATCGTCACACCATGCCCAGATTCCCACGCCCACGCGCAGAGACTCCCGATCACATCGTCGGCCTCTGCATAGAGGTCCCCGTTGTACTTCGGAGCGCGGAACACAGAGCAGCCCTCTGCCTCTAGTGCCTCGACAACATAGCGGATCTGCGTCCGGTACGCCTCCCCTCTGTCAGCCCGGTTCGCCTTGTAGGACTCCCAAATCTGCGAGCGAAAGGACTTCCCAGAGTCACAGCAGATAGCGACCCGGTCGTGTCCCTCGCGGAATCGGCGCACCGCAGCGATCGTACTGATTCGCGGCTTGTCGAAGTCACGACCTTTGCCGCTGTCCACTTCCCACATCTGGGAAAACAAACCACTGATGTCTACGGCTAGAATTTTCACTTGTCCGCCCCCTTCACAACCTCGACGCAGGAAACGGGCCACTCAAGCCCGAAAACCGCCCGCACAACGCGGATGCCTGTGATGTTGCTTCCAACGTAATGGACGCGCATATGATCATCAATGCCGCCCCAGTTTGGCTCCCAACATCCACTATGCGGGTATTCTTTGAGCGTAGGAACCCGCACCAACCGCACCACATCCCCCGGCTTTGGCTCGACCGCCCCCTCCGCCGTCCGTTTCCCTTCCGGCGTGTCGTGGCTGGCTTCCTGCGGCGGGTCGCAGGGCTCGACGCTATTGATCGCCCCTTCGCCCCACTTGCGCACTTTCGTGATTGTGCAGGCTAGGTTGATGATGGTCATGTGTTTTGACATCGCATTATCTCCGTTGGTCTGTGGTCTGTGCTCGGGGCCGGATTTGAACCGGCGACATCAGAGGGTAGTGCCGGTCAGCTCCGCGCTTGATCTTGCCGCCGCCGCGCTCTGGCCAACCGGGATTTGAGGCAAGTGGAACCCAGTGAGGCGCGGGCCTCATGGCGCCACCGCTGTTCCAATCTGATTCGTCGCCAGCGGTGCGGCCAACTGCGGCTCGCAGTGCTCACACTCCGGACTGTGTCCGTCCGGCACATGCGTCAACTCCTCGCAGCGCTCGCAAAACAGAACTCCGCAGGCTAAGCAGTGACCATCGTTGATCACGCCGGGCACCGACTGGTCAGGGTCGCATCCAAACTCCAGACACAGCTCGGTCGCGCGCGTCCTCCCGACGTGTAGTAGCTCCTTGATCACTGCCCACATCGGCAGCGTGCCGGCCTGCGGGTTGGGCGGGCTGCGAAACAGCGCTGACAACAGCCCGTGGATTCGGATGCGCTCCGCTGATGCCTGATTTAGCAACCGTTCTGACTCGGCCCCCGCACCTCCGTATGGTTCACTTGTCCGCCGCACCCACTCCCCCACCTTGACCGGGTGAGAGCGCTTGATGGTCGGCATGGGAGGCGATTCGTTCAGTTCCTTGGCGACCTCTGCCCGAAGCGCGTCGCGTTCCGCCTGAGTCTTGCCGTGCGCCTCATTCACACGGATGATCTCGTCGCGCATGTCTTGCACTCTGGATTGCAGCCCTTCCGCCGCCCGCTCTTCGCCCTCGCGACGCGCTTCGGCTAGGGCGGTGGCATCGACCGATCGCCGCATCTCCATCTGAAGATAGAGCCCGTTGAGCTGTTTGCCGAGCCGCTCGATCTCTGCGCGCTGGTCCTGCGCTTGCGTTAGTAGTCCGTCACGCTCCTTGACAATGCCGCGAAGTCCGGCGATTTCTTCGCGCAGAGATTCGACTTCGAGAGACAGTTTCGTGCGCAGCTCGACGATCTCTTCCTTCTTGGCTGCGGCGGTACGCTCCCACGCCTTGCCCCACTGCTTCAGCTTCGCGATCTGGCACGCCAAGCTGACAATCGTTGGATCCACTCCCATGGTTCTCCTCCGCTTATCCAAAGACCACGCGCAGCGTCGAGAACATCCCGACTCATCTCTGCTGGCTGCGCGTGGCAAGTGCTCGGGGCCGGAATCGAACCGGCGACCTCGGCGCTCTACCAGGCTGAGCTACCCGAGCAAGGCCCGCATTGCCCGGCGGGTCCGGGTTGCCGTCTTTGGCGACGACAAAACCTGTTAGTCCTGCCACTCCGCAGGTGGCACGACGCGCAGCACCTTGTATCGCAGCGGGATTGCCGCACCTGACGGATCGCGCGCGGGCTCGACTTCAAGGACCGAGACGCCAGCGCCACCACACACAATCTTGTCCTTGTCGTGGACGATCACTCGCAAAACTCCCTTGACGTTGGACGACTTTGGGATCTCCGAAGCCGTCACAATCTGGTCGCCGCCCATCGAGGCGTTGACCTCGGCAAGCTTCGCAGCTTTGTGCTCACCGCACGAAGCTGCATCCACTCGGTACGTGGACGTATCAAAGCCAGGTCGCGGTCCGCTGGCGCACCCGGCTACCAGCGCAAGTCCAATCACAATCATTCGACGCATCATTGCTCCTCTTGCTCGGCGATCATTTTGTAGTCGCCGCGAAAAGACCTGACCAAAGCCAGGCCGGTTGTCTGTCTCTTCGTGCCGGTTTCGTACCGTCGCAGCCTCTCGCTGAGCCCGATACGAACTTGTAGCACTGATCTTGCGCCGACATGCAAGCTTACCTGGCTGTGGGCTCCAGTGTATTTTCTGCCTCACCATGTAACCTCCCGCTTGTAGGCCTGACACCTGAGCCACTCACCAAACTTCATGCAGCTATCTTCGCGCAGATATTGCTCGTATCGCTGCTGCGATCGTGTCAGTTTCCGAGGTGGTCGCAGTCGCAGATATTCACGCTCTCCCTCCTCGGTGACGGTGAAATGGGAATCGTTCGCGCACCATCCGATGGCCTGCCCTCCCCGCATGAATCTGCGCTCTGTCAGTGATCGGCATAGTGCGAGATCCTTGCTATCCTTCCCTGCAAGAAAGTAGTTCCGAACACGACGCGGGTTGTAATTTCTCCCTGTCGCGTGCTCGATGATGTCCAGTTCTTCTTTCGTCACTTCCGCACCTCCGGCGCTGGGGGCAAGGGTAGGAAGGCCATCGCGAAATGATCGGCACCCTCCACGCTCGTCTTCCGGTCCTCATCGCGTTCGCTCCTTTTCACGACCATTTTGGTGATAGCGCCGAAATGGTCCATCAGCGCCTTGTGGCAACCTTGACCACGCTTGCAAACTGCGCCCATGCAGCGTCGGCGCTCACGCTCACGGCCTGGCACGGATACAACACAGCCAACATCCCAGGTAGCCCGCTGCGGTGCCAGCGCCAGATAAACCCCTTGCCGCTTGGCACCACCTCCCCCCATGCAGACAGATAGCGCTTGTCCACCTTGGCCTGCTGCTGAGCGATAAACTGAGCAATCGTGAGGTGCATTAGCGACACTCCCACTCAAAAACCTGAGTCGCCACCTGAGCAAACGCTGGATCGACACGCAACTCGATTCGATCGGCCCAGCGGAAAGTCGCGGCATACACCAGATCGTCTGCAAGGTCCTTGATCAGATAATCAACGTCGGGATTTGTCAGCTCCGACTTGATCTGCTCCACGGCTTCATGGTCTGCATCGATGCCCGTCAGAGTTACGACATCGGTTCCTTCGATGGTGTACCTCACCAGGATATCAACGTCACGCCTGTCGAGCGGGTACGTGTATTTGTGCGTGCAGGGTGCTGGTTTCATGTGTCGTCCTTGTGATTCTTCCTCGCGCGCCATCTTTGACGCGGGCCCCTCAATCGCCACGTCGAGCCACAAGGCTACGATGGTCGACTTGGCCCTCGTGCAGCGATCGGCGGCAGAGTTCGGCTTCGATGAGGGCCTTGTCGATCAGCCCTCGCCTCACAAAACGCCTGACGCACGTAACAGCTGGCGGCCCACATCGAGGTCTATGGCCACATTCGCAAAAGCAGCCACGCGACGGCTGCGTAGTGTTCTGTGTGTGTCTCGGTCAACTGCGTGCGGTGCGACTAGATTTGCCATCTGTTTGCTCCCTGGTGATTCAGGACACTACAGAGGTTCGTGGCGTGGTGTCAACAAAAAATCGCGCACATGTTCACTTTTTCATTTCGCGTCGGTAGCGGTACACAATCGCAGTACTGACGCCAAGTTTCTCCGCGATCCGTACTGCACCCCAGCCGCGCGCAGTGAGTAGCGCAACCTTGGAACGCACCAAGCTCTTGCGATTATCATGAGCCTTGTCCCCAAGCTTGATACGCTCGACCCTGACAACGTGCTCGGTGACGTGGTGCGCCTTGGCGATGGCGCGGATCGTGTGACCAGCTTTTAGATCACGACGGATGGCGGCAATAATGCGATCGGAAATCATGGCGCGTACCTAACAGAGTCGCGCGTTTGTGTCAAGGTGCGCGCGCATGCATTCAGCATCGAGCCACCGCAAACGCCAGAACCACCACAACCTTGCGCGGCTCACGTCCTCGGGCTAGCGCTTCGGATAGGTCCGCGAGTGGTGGCAGACCTTCGGGTGTGTTGTCATTAGTATTTCCCATGCGAGCCTAGCCACTGCTGGAACTTGTCCGTTTCCAAGACAGCGCAATCTGTCCACCCTAGAGGCCATCCCATCAACCACTCGACCCACGTCGGGTTCAGCGTGCCACCAACCACCATGGTTAGACACGGGCCTCCGGTCGCGTTCTTCGCTCCCAGCTTGCCCTTCCGGTCGTGACAGGTTGGCGTCGGAACGTGCTTGACCCATGTTGCCAAGCCATTCCCGCTGTTCCGGGACGCTCCCTTCCGGTTGTAGTTTCCGTGCACTGTCGGAGTAGGCACATTCCGCACTGCCCAGCCCAGACTTCCCTGTGCGTAGTTCGTGGTCCTGTCGCCATCTGCTACCGGGGTAGGCCACGATCCAAAGCCTATGCCGCTTATGGGGAGCTCCGGCGTGTTCCGCTCCCAGCAATCCCCATCGCGCATCATACCCCATCGAGGCAAGATCACCGAGGACCACGGCAAGTCCTCTTGAAACAAGCAGTGGGCTGTTTTCCACGAAAACATAACGCGGTCGAACCTCACCGATAATGCGTGCCATTTCGGACCACAGACCAGAGCGAGCTCCTGTGATTCCTGCTCCTTTGCCAGCTGCGCTGATGTCCTGACACGGGAAGCCTCCGCTGATGACATCGACGTTTCCGCGCCACGGTTTGCCGTCGAAGGTCCGCACATCATCCCAGATCGGGAATCGGTCAAGGCATCCATCGGCCTGTCGAGCAAGCAGGACTCTGCGGGCGTAGGGATCAAGCTCAACAGCGCAGACGGTGCGCCATCCAAGCAGTTTCCCTCCCAGGATGCCGCCTCCTGCCCCTGCAAAAAGTGCCAGCTCATTCACGGCTTGCTCCTTACGGCATACGCCAGCCGGATCAAGGCGAGCCCTATACGGTGGCACGGGCTGGGGCTCTCGGTGTCTGTGTGCGCAATGTCGTCCGACTCAATCCAAAATCCCACGTTGTCGCGTTCCCGTCCGTACTCCGCGCCTAGTTGAATGCTCACGCATGAGGGCGCTCGTGGGAAGTCTTGCCCGATCCCCATTGGTCGGCGCTGGGCACGGGCAAACAGAACGGCATCGCGCAACGGAGTAAGCAGCTCTTGCAGCTCGTCTCTCTGTTGCGTGGCCCGCTCCGCAATCCCAATCACCTCCCGAGCAAGCCTATCGCCCTGGGTGTCGCCCCCGAATAGGAGTCGGGCACGGTCGATCGTTTCCTGGTCTGTCATTGCGGCACCTTCCGTCGAATCATCTCAACCGTTCCAGCATGCGGCCCCATGTACCCCCGCACGCAGTAGTCCGCAAGCTCGCTCAACTTCTGCGCCTCCTTGTGGTCGAAGTGGACTCCAGCCGCTCCGAACCCGTCCATGATCGCCGATTCCAGCATGTCCGCTGTGACTACTTCCAAATCGCGCAGAGACTCCCACGCGATCTCTACCCGGCGCTCCCACTCTTCTGCTCCCAGCACGCGCTTGCACGCGCAGTGGAGCCGCTGCATTTCGAGGATCGTGATGGGCATGATCATGGAGTTACCTATGGCGTGAAACGCTTGAAGCATTCATTGGGAGTAGTCGGCTTGCCAAGCACTACCTGAGCAAGCGTTTGATCAAGCGCGGATGCCGCTCGTTCCAATCGGGCATCTGCCTCAAATTTCTGTCGCAGCGCCTCGGTATACCACTTGAGCGCATAGCTGATAGCATCGTGCTGCTTGTCTATCTGAGCATTGGTCTTTCCCATCATCCCCTGCCTTTGCAAACCTGGGTTTGCATTACGCCACCTCGTGAGTATATACGCTCAAGTCAGGATGAATGCTGATTGCGATGTTTCCAGTGTTGCCGATCGAGCATGCCACATCAGAAGCCTTGAACGTCACCCGCCAGACCTGGACCATGGAAGCGTTGCCGCAGTAAACCCAAGCAACCTTTCCAGACTTCTTCGCATGATACGCAGCGCAAAGTACCGACTCAAGCTGGCTGCCGTTCGACCGAGCGAGCAGTTTGCTGCTACGCAGGATCGCGGTGTTTTTCTCGTTCAGTTTGCCGTCTTTGATTTCGCGCTTCATACTCTCCAATCTTCAGAAGTTCCTGCCCTGGTATTTTCGTGTAGACTTGGATCGGTTTTACCTTTCCAGCATTCCCCCACACGTACCATGCGCACGAAGTCATGTCGCTGCCTCCGCCCGTAAAGCTCCCACGCGGCAGAACCAGCATGTAATCGGGCGGATTCTCCCCCAGCCACATCCGGTTCGGTCGCGGCTCCAGCCACGTCATGCGAAGCAGCAGCGCCACGTTCGGAGTCACAGATAGAGCCCGCTGTGCAATCTCGGCGGCATGCGCAAAAGGCGGGTTTGTGATCACCCATGGCGTGCGCGCGTGCCGCCCTACCTCCCAAAGCCTTCCCTCTTGGGTGGCGTCCTCGTGGTAGCAGCCGGGCTCTGTTTCGTCGATATCGTTGGCGATCACGCTACCAAAGCGAGGTCGCAGCGCGTCCACCATCCGCCCATCTCCGCAGCACGGGTCAATCAGGAGTCCGCCACCGATGGCCGGAAACGATTCCTTAAACGCCTCTGTCATCCATGGCGGGGTGCGGTACTTGTCTAGATCTCGTCTCATTTGGCCACCTTTCCCCGCAGCATCCGAATCGTCTGCGCATGCGGCCCGACCCAGCCCTGGCGCACGTATTCGAGGAGGTCGCGCAGTGCGTCCGCTTCGGGGCGGGTGATGGTTACGGTCCCCTGTTCGGACTGGCAGCGCTCTGTGTGCTGGACTCGCAGCACTTTCTTTCGGCATTTGCAGGTCATCGTGTGGCTCCTCTCATCCGCGCCAGTGCGTCGGATTCTCGCTTGTTTTGGGCCTCTGCCGCTGCCTGTCTCTCTGCGCAGCGCTGGGCGTGCGCTGTGCTGCAAGCTGGGCAGTAGCTAGCCTCTGACTCGTCGATCTCGCAGCCACAACCTACGCAGCCTGTGGCGTACGTTTTCGCGGTCTGTGCTGCGGATAAAAACAGGCGTAGTTTGTCATTGGCGTAAGGTCCGAGACGATGGCGCACTTCGGTCACGCTAGGCTCTTTGGTATCCGGTCGCGACATCCACGCGATGTACTCCCGGTCTGCATCGGTTAGTTCGACCCCTTGCGGAATCGGCTTGGGTGGCGCTGGCAGCAGCTTTTGATTGCCGTCCGCAGGTTCGGGTAGACCAAGCAATCGCCGTCCCTCTGCGACCGGCAGGAGTCCACTCTGCACTGCGCGCTTGACCGGCTCGATGCGCCCATGCGGGTCAGTACCCAGCGAAACGGTCACTTGTGGCCGGCGTCCGGCTGTCTTGTACGCGCTGGCCAAGCGCTCATAGGACTTGCGGAACGCCATCCTACGAGCTGTGGGGTCAGGCTCGGCGGCAACCTCTCCCCAAGCCGCAAGCGTCAGGTCGGTGCAAACCACGGTGTCGCGCTCGCTGCTCGACCCGATCGTGACCCACGCCTCGTCAGCGCCCTGGACTGCCAAGGACGGGCAGCGGTCTGTGATATCGACCGGCAGCGGCGGAAACCGCAGTTCCGCTTTGCAGCGCTGAAGAGCACCGTAAAACTCCGCCTCCGACAGGTGAGCCACCTCTCTACCCAGCGCGTCGAACATCGAGGCGTCCCACTTGCCGCCCCTCATCTCGACAAACTCACGCAGGTTTGCGCCTGCGGTCCGCAGCTCATCAGAATTCACGTCTTGTCTCCGTTGACGCGACATCGATCGCGTCGTGTTTTCGGTCCTGGCGCGCGAAGTAGGCGTCAAGCTCAGCTTCGCGCTTGATGTCCGCTGGGCTCTTAGACGGTCGGCGCCCTCCCTTGACGCTGGTCACGTCCGCCTCGCTCAGCGCGTAATATTGCTCGACGTTCGCCGGGTGGAACCACTTTGGTACAAACCACCTGGCCTGGCCCGGATATGCGCGGACCTCTGCGGCCTTGAGCTTGATCACATGCCGGATTTGGTCTGGCGTGTAGCCTTGACCCAAGCAGGCTTTGATCCCAGCAAGCGCAGCGGGTCTTGGCTGTAGCTGCTCAGCTCCCGCGATAACCGACATGCGAGCCGCTACAAGCTCGGCAAACAAGCCAAGGGCTACTTGGGCCTGGATCTGCGCCTTGCTCGGTTCCTTGGGCTTCTGGTTGGCGTCCGCAGCTTGCTGCGGCACTAGCTCTAGTTCGGGCTGCAAGGGTTCGGATGGCACATCAGAATCTGTTTTGTTCTGATCTGATCTAGTCTGTTCTATTCTGAGAGTGACAGCGTGTGACTCCGTGTGACACGGTGTGACAGGTTGTGACACTTCGTCACGTTTTGTGACAACATCTGTCACGTTTTGTGACACTAGGCCACTATCCCTTCTGCGCGCCCGGCTTTCGGCTTGGCGCACGCGATCGGTTTGCCGCGAGTCTTGAGCCCGCACGAAGTTTGGGACCACGGCGATGTCATCGCGCTGGGTGACGCAACCGCGCCGAAGGCAAGCCGCAAAGCCCCGCTCGGTCACTTCCTCGGGAAGGTCAAGCAGCAAGGACAAGCCCTCGATGCCACTTGCCAGATCGACGCACCCAGCGCGATCGACCTTGCGCAGAAGCATCAGCAGCACACAGCGGCCCTCCCAGCCTAAGAGCTTCCAGGTCACAGTGTCGCGGGTGAAGATTTTCACGAAGCGCTCGTCGTCGAAGTTCACGCGCCTACTCCTTCAGCAGGCGCTCCGCCTCGCGTTCGATGAGCACTTGGACCACCTCAGAAAGGCTGCGGCGACGGTCAGCCTTGGCAATGGATCGCAACGATTCCAGGTGGCAGGGCAAGAGGGAGATCGATTTTTTAAGATAGCGCTCTCGGTCTTCAGTAGCTTTCAGCATGTCGCACTGAGTATCATTGAGTGCGCGCCGGTGGCAACAAAAAAGCACGGCTAGCGGCCCGTTGCACACAACCGGATCGGACGGGCGAGGTTATGTGCGACGGGGCAAGAGGTCGGTCAGCTGCAACCCGAGCACTTCGGCCAGATTGGCCAGCGTTTCGCCGCGCGCTCACCTCGCGCGCCTTGGCAAGCTTCAGTCCCTCCGGCCCAAGTGGTAGCTCGTCGCGCCCACCGCAACGCTCGCAGGGCTCTTCCCAGTCGTGAACAGAGCCGCTCATCGGCTGTCCCAATCGCTTCCACCACCGAAGATGTAGTGAGCAGCAGACGCATATACGATGCCGTCGATTCCGCAGCCTTTGGGGCACGGCCCAGACAGGCGCGGGAAGCGCTCACGCACATCGCGGTTGCGCATGCCTAGCGCCACCGCTTCATCGAACACGATTCCGTGGTCGCAGCTCGGGGCGTCTTCTTCTTCGTTTTGCAGCTGCACGATCTTCCGCTGGGCTCGCGCAATTGTGCGTTCCTCTCGGCGAATCAGTTCCTCTACCCACTGACGGTCAAGCATCGCGGCGTTCTGTCGGCACCAAGCGATGATCTCGCGCTTCTTTTCGCGCGACGTGTCGATCCACGCGCGCTCCAACTTCTCAGAAATCAACTCCACTACAGCCGATGGGGGCTCGCGATCGATGTTTGGTTCCTTGCCGTCTGGCCAGTTTTCAGAGAGCACCTCTGCGGGTGCCCCCTCTGGCAGCCACAAGCGAATACAGACGTACTTCTTTGAGGGGTTCAGTAGGTTCCCATTGTTCTCGTATGAGTCGATGTGAACCGGGCGCTTGGGATTCTGGTAGCTCATGGGTTGATCCTTCCGTGTAAAACCTATCGACCACGCATCCAGCGAACGTCGTGCGCCGCCCACCCGCAACAGACGCTGCCTTGCTGGCAAGCTGCGCCTGGGTGAGCCCTGCGGCCTTGCGGGCTTTCTGGATGTCGCCAGGGGAGCCAAGAGCCCACGGTTAAACCTCCTCTGCGACTTGAGCGGCAAGGCGCTCGGTTTCATCGGCGAGGAACCGTTCCTTTTCCCGGTCATACCAAACGGCCTTTTTTCGGCATGTCTCGCAATGAGTCATAGGGTCCGCGTCGTATGCGTCGATATACTCCTGAGCGGTGCCTTTTTTCTCTGGCCATAGCCTGCGATACCGGGTCTTTGTTAGGGTTGCCCGGCACGCGGTGCGGATGGCCGTGCCTGGGTAATTCCAGCACCCCCAATGGGTTAGGCGACCTGGCTTTTTGCTGGGCATCGCTACCCCTCCTCTGTGCGCACGGGTTCGGGGTTGGGCAGGATGTTGCTTTGCTCGTTCAGGAAGTCCCACCACTTCGGCCAGGTCTTGGCCATGAGGCGCTGAACAGGCGCAGAGACGGGGCTGTGACCGTTGCGATATCGGTCCACTGTCGCGGCGCTCACGCCTAGCTCGACGGCTAGGGCAGAGCTGGTTAGGCCATGAGCGGCCATGAAAATCTGAAAACGATTTGCTGACACCATGTGGAATGTCTAGCAAGGCGCTGGAATCCAGTCAACAAAAAAGCACGGTCAACGGCTGGGCACACAACCGGAGCGGATGGGCGAGGTTATGTGCGACGGGCGGGCACAAAAAAGCCCCGGCATCGGGTGACACCGGGGCGAAACCTGCCGACGCGCCGAGCGTTTTCTTGTGCTGCCACCTTGTCACAGAGGGCAGCGACAGGCTAGCGGGTTACAGCGCTGCGGGCAAGGCGTTTGCCGCGTCGGCCCAGGCTGCGGCATCGTCGCCCCCCTCATCGCGCAAGGCGTCGGTTTGGCCCGTGGCGAATGCCCAGCCAGCTTCACCGAGCGCGGCGCGGATGACGCCTAGAAGTCGGTCAGTCGCTCGCCGCTGGTGATTGAGGCAAAACCAGACATGCCGCGAGGAGAGTTTCGCATCGCGGGCGATGGCCTCGATGCTCCCCCCTCTGATATCGAGGGCGGCGCGCAGTCGGCGAAGGTTGAAAACGGGTGGATCTGTTTTGGTTCGGGTCTTTGTCTGTACTGGATTCGACATGACTCTTACTTTGGGTTTCATGATTTCTCCTTTCGCGCTGGCAGGACTCCGCTGCCGTCGCAGTGAATGACACCGATCCGGGCTGCATGAGCCGAGAATCGTCCATCGTTGGCTTGTTGGTTGCAATACGTGAGCCCCACGATCCACAGCCGAAACGCGGCATCGCTCAAGCCCACGATCTTCCGGTGCCCCGGTGCACCGTCGTCTAGTCGGACCCAAGACATGATGCCCCCAGATCGATGTGATCCGCTTCCCGCACCATCTCCGGCAAGCTCGAGTACAGGCCTTCAATCGGTTTGCCGACATCAGCCGGATCGAGCTGTCCCATCGCCACACCAAGCCGAACGCCTATCGAATCATAGCCCACCACCGAAAGAAAACCAGCGCACGGCTTCGGCCTGCGGTCGCTCGACTTGTGGCACTGCATGACGCTAAGGCCTTCCGTGACGTTGTGCGCTACCTGCCGCATGTGGTCGCGGTTTGTCGACACTGGCACACTGCCGCCAACCTCGCCAGCCTTCGGAGCGTTGCGACGCCAGGGGCAGTTTTTGCACAGCACAGCCTTGATCGCCACGGTCACACCTCCGGCTTTCCGGTGACTTGTTGTTCCGCTGCACAGGTATTGCGCGCTCGCTCGCGAACCCCAGCCGGTCCTCGCTGCCGAAACCGCCGATTCATCTTGCGAAATCGTCTTCGTCCTGTCGGGCTCATCGGTGCCTCCAATCGAGCAGCGGGGTCAACGTGTACCCGCTCGGCTCCTTTTGCCATGCCTCTACAAGCGCCCGCAGCTCGGCGTATCGGTCGGAGTCGGTGCGCTCGCCTTTGCATGCTGGACGCTCGCGTACAAGCTGCCCCTGCTTGCGATACAGCCAGCGGAACCCGTCCCAGCGCTTGACCTGTCCACAGATTGTGCAGATCTGTTGGTGCTTCGATTTTTGCCGCCACTTGTGATACCAATGGCGCTTAGGTATTGCCATTGTCGGCCTCCACCTCGCGCTCTAGCTCTAGGTACATGCGCCCGTCTGCGATGCACACCAGGCGGAAGCCAAGAGCGCCCGCGTGATTAAGATACTCCCGGTCTTCGCTTGGCGTGCTGCCCACGTCCTCGATTTCGTACTGGTAGGTCTTCATGGGTCACCACAGTGAAATGATCAGCGCCACGAGCACGCCGATGATTGCTTGTTGGATCAGAGGGTTTGCCTCTATGAACCGAGTCATTTGGTCTGCCCGTAGAGCTTGAGGGGAAGCGTAGCGGTTTAGATCGGGGCTCATCGGGTGGGCTCCTTTCGTGCTGTGTTCCGAGCGGCGGGCGTGGTGAGAACCCCGCGCGAAAGCTTCCGGAGTACACCGCATTCCTGGCACGTATGCCCGTACCAGTGCGCAGCGACCCAAGCGCCGGGCGAGCCCTGCTCTTCTTTGCCACAGGAGCACGTCCACGACTCGTCGGGCTTGATTGTGATGCTCGTCCCTGGTTCTGCGATCTGGCTCATCGGGTGGGCTCCTTCTGCGATGGGTCGCGACGATTTCCAGCGGTGATTCGCTTGGCCACCTTGGCGCGAGCAGCAAGACCGCTCAGGACAAGCAGGTCGAGCGCGTCTCCCTTTGTAATCCCGTTGCGGTCGGCGAGTTCGTTGATAGCTCCAATCGTCTGCGGCAACACTCGGATCGTGATCTGTTCTTTCTTCGGTTTCGGCATGGGTCAGACGGTGCCAGAAAAAAAGGACGCTGGCAATGGAAAATGCATTAAAAATGTATTGACACGGCGCGGGGCGACTGGCACAAGGGAGGCATGAACAATCAACAACTCGTCGCGTTCCTTAAGAAAAACCTCGCCTGCCGTCCGGCTCTCGAATGGCTGCAAGCACGAACGCTGGCAGAAGCCTGGGAGCAGTCTGAGCGCGGAGATTGGCTACTCTGGCTCGCTGCAAAAGCAGGAGTGGATCGCAGGCGGTTGGTGCTGGCGGCATGTGCGTGCGCTCGGTTGGCGTTGGTGCATGTTCCGCCGGGAGAGGAGCGGCCACGGGTCGCAATTGAAACAGCGGAGGCGTGGTGTCGAGGGGAGGCGACAATTGAGGAGGTACGGAAGGCGAGTCGAAACGCCGACGCCGCCTACGCCGCCTACGTCGCCGCCGACGCAGCCGCCGACGCAGCCGCCGCCGACGCCGCCTACGCCGCCGCCTACGCCTACGCCGCCGCCGACGCCGACGCAGCCGCCGACGCCGCCTACGCCTACGCAGCCGCCGACGCAGCCGCCGCCGACGCCGACGCTCGCGCCAGCTACCAAGACCGTCGGCAGCGTGCGCTAAAAAAAGCGGCTGATCTTGTGCGTGGGCTGATTTCCTGCGCAGAGGTCGAGGCGGCGATCAATGGGACTAAAGAATGAGAGAGGAAGGAAGCCAAGTGGCAAGAGTGACCACGACCACAGAAGACCTATACGGCACACGTACCGACGCCAGCCCACAGCAGCGCTCGGACCTGCGACACGATGTTGAAGTTCCCAAGGGGACGCAACTGCTCAGGTGCAAAAACCTGGGCGATCGGTGGCAAATCACGGTGCTGGTCGAAGGCAGGCGCACCGAGCTGATCACGTTCCGGGACCCAACCGGCAAGACCACAGGCGAGCGGCTCGGGCCACGGTTCCCAAATCACACGCCGGTCACCCTGAAACGCTCGCAACAAGGCCAGCCCAAGGGAGCGCGCGGGGTCATCGTTGGGATAGCAGCGCTGGACTCGTTCAAGGTGGACTTCGGCGGGACGGTCGTGATCATCGGTGCCGAGCTACTGAGCCTGCACAAGGTGGCACGATGAGGTGGGCTTTGCTGGTTGGGCTGCATGCCGTCGTGTGGGCACTAGTGCTCTGGGCTACAAGCCCAGAAGGTGATTGCACCAAGTCGGGAGACTGCCCACGGGGGCATTACTGCAAGAGCGGGACGTGTGTCCCAACGGAGAAGGAGTCGAAGTGAGCGACATCAATCAAGTCAAGCTACGCGGCAGAGCAGGCGGCAACGCGGAGGTCAAGACGCTGCCGAACGCGACGCTGGTCACAGTGCGGATCGCGACTGGCGAGAGTTACACAGACCGCAGCGGGTCGAAGGTTGACCGCACGGACTGGCATTTGGTCGCGTGCTGGGGGAAGGTCGCAGAGCAAGCGACTGGCATCCGCAAGGGCGACGTGGTTACGGTAGAGGGGCAGCTTCGTACGCGGTCCTATGACAAGGGCGGGGAAAAGCGGTACGTTACCGAGGTCGTTGCCAAGTCGGTCGTTGTGGATGCTCAGGACCGGCAGCCGCAGGTTGAGCGTGATGATGCGCCTCCTATTGGAGAGGATGACATCCCGTTTTAGCGCCCGAGGCCTAGCCGACGGGCAAGACCTAGAGACAGTAAGCCAGCGTAGCGGTGCTTACTGAGGGCGGGGGTGGTAAAGTGCTGCCCTCAGGGCTACTAAAGATCGGGCCGTTTGTCTAGTTATAAAACGTCTCCCGTCTGATTATTGTCACCACATAAGAAAGTGTGGTAATTATCATAAGTGCCAGTGCAAGCAGGTAGGCCCCCAAAACTCAGCGCGGAGCAGGTCACAGAGCTACTAACGAAGCTCGCAGCCGGTGCGCATCCGCTCGCATTGGCGAAGGAATACGGGGTATCCGACCAGACGATCTATCGGCATGCCAGGCTTGCTAAAGAGCGGGCCTGGGATATCGAGAGCGCCGGGCAAGCAAGAGACGGCGGCGAGTCCACGATCCCAGTCCGGCCAGCTCCTGCCCTGTCTCATGCCGAGTTCGCCAAGGCGCAGGCCGAACGATTGGAGCGGGTGGCGTCCGACCCACTGACAGGGGTTTCGATCCCTCTCACCGAGAGCGACAACGCGATTTGTCGCAACGTGACCCGCGAACTGTACGCGGCATTTCGGACGGCTGGCAGAGAGAAGGATTACAAGACTCAGAACGACATCGGCAAGACCATCGCCGCCCTCGTCCGAGCCCGTCACCAGATCGCGCCACCGAAGACAAACCGGGGTCCACTGAAAACGTACACGGTCGAGGCATCGCCGGACTCATGGCCGGACCCACCGAAGGAAGCGAAGGAAGCGAAGGAATGAGCCAGTGGATATCGCCGGAAACAGCACTGCCAAAGCCAGGTCAAAAGATTGCTTTTGTCGTGGACCAGGGACCGTCGGCAACCGACCGTTATTGGTACGACACGGGCGAACTAGCGGAGGATGGCGATTGGTGTGGGGTAGAGTGCTTGTTTGAGACTGTGTTGTGGTGGCTAGCCTTACCGGAGCTGCCGACGGAGTCGGGGAAGGAAGCAACCAAGTGACCGAAGAGCAGCAATACGAAGTCCTGACACAGCAAGCGCTAGAGGCCATGGAAGTGGTCAAGGACTAGCTAGTGCCCTACGCTGCCCGCTTTGCCCCGATACCCTGGCAGGTCAAGCCATGGCGCAGCCAGACGCGCACGCACCTATTCCACGGTGGGGCAGGGTCGGGCAAGTCAATCTTCTGCGCCGAGAAGATCCACGCGCTGATGCAGCGTTACCCGAACTCGACTGGGTTGGTCGTGCGCAAGTTTTTTTCGTCGCTGCGCAACTCGGTGATCCCGCTGCTTGACGAGACGGTGATCGGTCCGTCTGCGATCCACGCTATCGCTAACCACCGATTTGAGTATGGCAACGGGTCTGTCCTCTGCTACGCGGGCGTCAGCGACGAGAAGCAGCGCGAGGCGCTGAAGTCGATTGGACGTGGGGATGGTGTTGACTTCCTCTGGATCGAGGAGGCGAACGCGCTGAGCTTCGACGACTACCAAGTGCTAATGACGCGCCTTCGTGGCAAGGCGGCTGGCTGGCGTCAGTGCCTCATGAGCTGCAACCCGGACCACGAAAACCACTGGATCAACCGGCGGATCATCGGGGCTGAGTCTCCGGACATCGCGAGCACATGGATCAGTCCGTACGACAACCCGTACGCAGACCGCGACTACCTCGCCACGCTGGAGGCTCTGACAGGGGTACAGCGCGACCGGCTGCTACTCGGCAAGTGGATCAGTGCAGAGGGTATGGTTTGGCCATACGAGCCGGGCGTGCATCTGTGCGACCCGTTCGTGATACCTGACCACTGGCGCAGGATCAAGGTCGTCGACTTCGGTTGGCTCACGACGACGGTGCAGTATCAGGCGCTCGACCCGAGCACTGAGGACGTGCATGTGTACCGGCAGATCTACCGCAGCCAGCAGCTCGTGAGCGACCTGGCACAGATCGCTCTGGATATCGAAAAGTCGCGGGACGCGCGCGCGGTCAGGTACGAGGCAGTAGTTGCTGACCACGATGCGGAAGGCCGGGCACAACTAGAGCGCGTGTGGCGCTGCGCAACGCTCCCGGCTCACAAGGCAATCAGGGAGGGCGTGGAAGCTGTCACGGCTCGGTTTGCAGCGCGGTCCGGTCGAAGGATTTGGATTCACCGGGGGAGCCTGGCGCACTCACCAGACAGCATCCTGGCTAAAGCTGGGCGTCCAACTGAGCTAGTTGATGAGCTGCTCGGCTACCGCTTTGACACTTCGACTGCCACGACCGGAGAGGCCAAAAAGGACGGCTACCCAATAAAGGTCAACGACCACGCATGCGACGCGCTGCGATACGGAGTCTGCTATTGGGACGGGGTCAGCAAAGACGGCGCGGAACGGGCTAACACGCTGGCACTGATGGGCGCTAGCTTGTAGCCTTGACAAAATGTCACGACTCGCGTAGCGCTTTGACCAAATGGCAAGACCTCGCAAAGCCCTAGCCACTCCGACCCCGAAGCCTCGCCCTGTCGCTCGTCACGACGGCTGGCAAAACGTGATCACGGGGCTGGGCACCTCGCGAGACAAGGGCACCTATGCCGAAGTCGTGCCTACGGTCCTAAATCAGCAGCAATGTGAGAACCTGTGGCGCGGCGACGACATGGCGGACCTGATCGTGACCGCGCTGCCGAACGATGCACTTCGCGAGACGCCCACACTGACCATCGCATCTATCGAGGATGCGACCCAGCGAGCGGCTGCGGTAGACGCAATCACGGCAGCACTCGCAGACCTCAGTGCGAAGAAAGCCGTTCAGAAGGCGCTACAATACGAGCGGGCCTATGGTGGTGCTGCGATTTACGTTGGTGCTGTGGACGGGTCACTTGATGCTGAGCAGCCGCTACAGACTCAAACCATCCGGGCGATTCGTCACCTGACCGTCTTTGAGCGCAGGCAATTGATCGCGGTCGAGTACCAACAGGACCCGATGAAACCAGACTACGGCAAGCCGACGCTTTACCAAGTGCAGTCGTTTACCGGAGTCGGCACCGGGCAAAAGGTACATGCGTCGCGGCTTGTGATCTTCCCAGGTCGCAGAGTCACCGACAGAAACCCGACCGAGAATGACGGCTGGGGCGACTCCGTGCTCTCGCTGGTGTGGGATGCGCTGCGGATCTTTAATCAGTCGTGGCTTGGCGTAGGGTACACGATGCTCGATTTTTCCGTCGCCATCATGAAGATCAAAGGGCTGGCGTCCATTCTCGCAGCCAACAGCCCCGAGGCAGTGGCAAATAGGGCGCAGGCCGTCGAGCTTGGTCGGTCGATTGCCAAGACGATCTTGCTGGACTCGGAAGAGGAGTATGAGCGCAAGACGACCACGCTTGCTGGAGTGCCTGACGTGCTCGGGCAGGTGATGCACCGGCTGGCGGCGGCGGCTCGGATGCCAATTAGCAAGATGTTCGGGCAGTCCGCGAGTGGGATGAACGCGACCGGGGAAGGTGACGCGCGAAACTGGTATGATGCGGTCGCGGCTTACCAAGAGGACTCGGTCCGGCCTGCTTACGAGAAACTGCTCAAGTTGCTGTTTGCCAGCAAGACCGGACCGACCAAGGGCATCGAGCCGGAAAATTGGGCGCTCAAGTTCCCGCCCTTGTGGCAACCGACGGCAAAAGAACAGGCAGAGACGCGCAAGATCGTCGCCGAGACTGACGCGATCAATTACGACATGGGCCTTGTCACGTCCGAGGAGCTGCGCACTTCCCGCTTTGGTGGCGAGGAGTACAGCGCCGAGACGGAGATCGATAGCTCAACAATTTTGATTCCTCCCACGCCATCGGCATCACCGGAAGTCAATGCCGCCCCGCCGACTACCTAGAGCAGCCAGGCCGGACAGGATCGCGGCAGAGTACCGGGCCGCGCTCGGGCCGGCGGTGCAAGCGCTGCTTGACTTGCTTGCCGAGCTTGTGCGCGAGCTCGAGCGCGAGTGGCCACAGCCCGAACCAGTGCGAATGGACAACGATCGTGACGTTGCGCGCGCGGTCAAGCGGACGGCTGACAAACTGGCGCGGGCAATCAAAGCGGAGTCGATTGTCCCGATCGCGGCCAAGTACGGAGCGGCGACATCGGACTTTCAGCGGGCGCAGCTCGCCAAGCAAGCGCGGACCGCTGTCTCAATCGACGTGCGTAAGCTTGCGGGCCTGGATCGCAATGTGCCACGGCAGATCGCACAGTTTGCCGAGACAAACGCGCAGCTAATCACGGGCCTTGGTCAGCGCATGGCGGAGGACATTGCCGAGATCGTCGAGGAGGGCGTGGTGTCCGGCTCGCGCTGGGAGACTATCGCGGGCAGGCTTGCCCACGCTGGCCAAGTCACCGAGAGCCGCGCTGCGCTGATTGCTCGCGATCAGGTGGGTAAGCTGTTCGGCGATATCAACAAGCAGCGGCAGGTCAACCTTGGCGTGACTCGGTACGTGTGGCGCACCGTGCGTGACAACCGAGTACGCGAGGAGCATGAAGTGCTCGACGGTGATAGCTTCGAGTGGGGCGCTCCCCCTTCCGAGGGCCACCCCGGCGAGGCGGTCAACTGCCGCTGCTATGCTGACCCAGACTTTTCCGATCTGCTGAGATGACAAAAAGTCACATCAGGGGCTTGACACTTTGACACTAGGCTTGCCAGACTGACATTCATGTCATCATTCGTGCCAATTGGTCACACGACGACTTTGCCAGCGGACAATGTAGAACCGACCATGGCGTCTGGGTCAGTCGTCGAATTGGACGGCTCTGGTAACGTGCTGGAGATCGAAGGCGTTACCGACGGTTCTGGGACCAATCAGATCTTTCTGCTGCGCAAACGCGCGCTCAATGCTGGCGGGTTCAGGTACATCCCGTTTGCCCCTGATAAGCCGATGGTGGGCGAACTGGTAGACGCGGGTGTGTATCGGTTTTGGGATCGTTTGGTTCTTGGATTCGTTGCCCCAGGTGAGCGCGTATGCCTATTTATCCCGACAGGCGGACCAGTGATTAGCAATTGCAATGTAAGACAGGTGCAGGCATGACAAAGCTGATTATAAGTCTTAAACGACGACTGACAGTGTTGGCGCTTGCTCTGCTTGTGGGCTCAAGCGCGTTGCAACGCTCTACAGCGGCTCCACGCAACTCGCTGAGGTCGAAGGCGTGCTAACCACGGTGTCTGCGTCCAGCGCGTCACCTGTAGCAGCTGGACCGCTACAGCGCGCGTTTGCGGTCACTGTCCCCGCTGGTCTGCACTATCGAGGGCAGATCCGCAACATGCGGTGGTGACATGCGCGTCTTACGGGTAGACAACAGTAGCCCTCTCAGTAAGCCGGTGCGCTTGCCAAACGGGTTCGTGCGTGCGGAGGGGTACTTGACCCGAGCGGGCATCTTTGTCTATCGCGATGCTCAGGGCAACACAGTCCGTGAGTTCCGTCCGCCCGAGGAAGTGTTTCACCCTGATTCACTGGCAAGCTTCGCGCTCGTCCCTGTCACCAACGATCACCCGAGTGACATGCTGACAGCTGATAACGCAAAGCAGTACGCCGTCGGAAGCGTGTCAGAGGTGGTGACTCCGGACGGAGACAAAGTGCGCGCGTCGCTGATGATCACAGATGCGTCAGCTATTGAAGCACTCGACGCCGGTAAGTCTGAGTTGTCGTGCGGTTACACAGCGGACGTTGAACTAACTCCGGGTGTTTGGCAGGGGCAGAAGTACGACGCGGTACAACGCAATATCCGGGGCAACCACGTTGCTTTGGTAGACGCAGGCCGGGCAGGTCCGGCTTGCGCGATACGAATGGACGCCGCCGGGGCGGCACAGGAGATGATCACGATGACGGAGAATGTGATGATGGAGCTCGGCGGCGCAATGTACCGCGTCCCCGCCGACTTGGCCGCTGAACTGGTCAAGATGCTGGAAAGCAAGGGGCTAAAGCCTGTCATGGGTGATGATGCTGAAAAGCCTGCGCAGGGCGAAGAAATGGCCGCAGTCAAGGCGGATGCCCAGCGCAAGATCGATGCGTTGCAGGCTCGCCTGGATGCACTGCAGAGCGTGGCCGCTGCCAAGAATCTGCGCGAGACCATCGCCCGCGAAATCCGCGAGGACATGGCCGTGACCGAGCTGGCCAAACGCTTCGATGCTGACGTGTCTGAGTCGGACACCATCGATGGCAAGCGCCGCAAGATCGTCGCCAAGCTCGACCCATCGATCAAGCTCGACGGGAAAAGCCCAGAGTACGTGGGCGGACTGCTTGATGCGCTCGTTCTTGCACGCGCTGAGCAATCGGCTGCTGCACCGCGAGCTGGATCGCTGCGTCTCGACGGAAAGCCAACCGAAGACGATCCAGCGGAAGTGGCTCGCAAAGAGATGATGGATCGGTTTGCCAACGCTCACAAAAAGGAGGGCAAGTAACATGCCCCAGATCGATTACAGGACCGTGATGCCGGTCGCCATCGAAGGCGCGATTGCCGACGATGGAGCGATCGACATTGAAAGCCGAGTGTCGAGCTCTGTCACACAGATTCCGTTTGGGCGTCCCGTTGCATCGGTAAGCGGCTCGGAAGCAAAAGCTTGTGTGCTCTGCACCAGCTACACCGACACGCCGATCGGCATTGCCGCGCACTCGCACAGCTATGCGGCGGAAGAGCTTGGCACGTCTGGCATTAAGTCTGGCTCCATGGTCAACGTGCTGCGGCATGGACGTATCCGCGTCAAAGCAGGCGGCTCGATTGCAGATGGACAGCGACTGCACTACCAAACCAGTACGGGCAAGTGGGTCACAGCCGCAGTGGCCACGGACACGATCGACATGACGGCTCAGGTGATTGCGCGCTCGTCGGGCGTGATCAATGATCTGATCATCGCCGAAGTCGATATGAGCAACAAGTCGTAAGGGACGAGGTCATCATGAGGAGTCTTTGCAAGACCGCACAGAGATACTTTGACAGCCTGGTGCATTCCGGGCGATTCACCCGCGACGCGAGCGAGACGATCTACCTTGCGCGCCAGCTTCTGGAGATGGAAACCACCGTCTACAAGGAAGTCTATCCAGCGCTGCGCGGACGCGAGTTTGTCCCCAAGTCGCCAATGTCTCTGGGTGCCAAATACTTTGGCTACCAAGAGGAGACGAGTTACGGCGGCGGCGCGCGCAAGATCATTGCCGACATGGCAACTGACCTGCCTCTGGTCAACGTCAGCCGAACCGAGACGCAGGGACGGGTCTATCCGCTTGGTCGGTCGTTTGCTTACAGCGTGTTCGACCTTTCGCACGCAGCCTATGCAAACGAGTCGATCGACACGACGCTTGCGAGCGCTGCACGGTTTGCGATCGAGCAAGATATCGACGCGCTGCTGCAAGTCGGAGACAGCCAGTACAGCATGCTTGGTCTGCTTAATCAGACGAGCACCAACACGTATGTTGTGCCGAACGGCGCGCTGGGCTCTCCGCTGTGGACTCAGAAGACCAGCGACGAGATCTTGACCGACCTCAACGGCATTGCGAAGGCTGCGCACATCGCGACGAAGTCGGCGGACATGAGCACCAAGATGCTGCTGCCGCTGGACAGCTACGAGCTGATCAGCACCAAGCCGCGCAGTTCAACGAGTGATACCACGGTTCTGGAGTTCTTCCTCGGCACGTCGCGGTTTATCAAGAGCGTCGAACCGTGGTATGCCTGCGATACGGCGGGAACCGGCGGAGTCAAGCGCGCCGTCGCCTACCGCCCCGAGGTTGACGCGGTGTTCTACAAGATGCCGCGCGAGTTCCAGATGCTGCCACCGGAAACGCGCGGTCTGCGTTTCGTGATTGACTGCATTGCAGAGTATGGCGGTGTGCATGCTCGCAAGCCCAAGACGATCACCTACGCGGATGGGATCTAGCCATGGCCAAGGTCATCAACCGATCCAAGGAAACGATCCACGTTGGCGGTCATGTGCTCGGCACTGGCGAGCATGAGGTCGCCGACTTTGAGGCGCTGGCTAAGCAGTATCCCGGCCTCGATAAGCTCGTCGAAGTGGTCAAGCCTGTTGAGCCAGAGCCAGAAGTGAAGCCTGTCGCCAAGAAGGAAAAATAAGCCGTGATCACCTGGGTTGATGTCACCAACTGCGAGCCGCAAGCCTCGGGCGTGCCGCTAGCGTCGCAAACCGCGATACTAGCAGACGCGCCGATTGAGCTTGATGCTGCCGCATGGGGTACGAAAATCAACCTAGCGTGGACGTTCTATTGCGCGCACCGGGCGCTGCTCTATCTGCAAGGGGTGTCAGGGGCCAGCGGACAAGTCGAGTCCGAAAAGGTCGGCGACGTGGAGCGCAAGTACGCAATCACGCAAAACACGTCGGGCTCTGGCTGGTCCGAAACCAAGTGGGGTCGCGAACTACTGCGGCTCCGCGAAGGGACTCTCAACTGCCGTCTGCCTCTGCTGTGAACCATGGGAAAAGTCACCGACAAGGATAAGGGATGGCGTCGGCTGCAAGAGCTCGCAAAGAGCCTTGCCGCTGACGACGTGCATGTCCGCGTCGGTGTGCTTGACGATGGCCGCGCAGGGAGCGAGGACCATGGAGGGATCACTACGGGTCAGCTTGCCGTGGCGATGGAGCTTGGCACTGCTACGATTCCGGCCCGGTCTTGGGTGGGATTGACCTTTGACCGCGCGCGCACCGAAGTGCAAGCGGATATGCGGACGCTGCTAGGGCATATCGTGGACGGGAAAATCACCGTCGATAAAGCGCTTAACGTGCTTGGTGCAAAATACTCGGCGGCAGTCAAAAACACCGTGACCCAAGGTGAGCAAATCCAACCACCGAACGCACCGAGCACGCTTGCGCGTAAGCAGGGCAAGACGCACAACAATCGGGACAGCAAGGGGCGGTTTAAAAAAGGCTACGGCGCTGCGCTCAAGTACGGAGTCCGCACACTCATTGACACCGGGCGCATGGTGGGCGCGGTGACGTGGGCGACGTTCGGAGGTGGCCGGTGAGCTACGCCGACTCGATCACCAGCCTTGCAAACGCGACCCTGACCGTAATCAGGCGGCAAGAGGTGGCACCCATCAATGGCAGGGCGCAAGCTCCGACCACTACCACGCTCTCTATTCGCGCTAGTGCCCAGCCAACTACGGGAATCGACTTGCAGCGGGCAAGCGATGGCCGGACTACTGGAGACCTCTGGACGGTCTACACGACAACTCGGCTCTACATCGGGTCAACCGAAGCGGGAACCGAGGGCGGGTACCTGCCCGACCTGATCACGATCGGGGATAAGCAGCATGAGGTTGAGCACCTAGAGAACTGGTCAGCCTTCGGAGCACAGCACTACAAGGCGATCTGCCGGGCGGTGGTGTCGTAATGGACTGGACAGCGATTGAGGATGCTTTGCATGCGTGGGTGGTATCAGCCACCGGGTATGCCGCTGCTCGTGTCTTGTGGCGCGACCAGAATGCAAATGCAAAGATCGAGGATCACATCACGCTCCATCTATCCGGCCCCATCGTGCTTGGAACGGATGAACTCCGCAGCTCGACCGACCTGCTACAGCCAGCGGGGCAAGAGATCAAGCAGTCCGTTCAAGGCGATCGAGAGTGGTCCTTACAGGTCGAGTGCTTTACGGGAGCGGTAACTACGTCGAGCGATGCCAAAAGCATCCTGTCGAATCTGCAAACCGTGGGGCAATTGCCGTCGAAACTAGCGCTACTCGACGCGCAAGGAATCACTCTGTTTGATCTTGGGTCTGTGCAGTACACGCCGGACATTCAAGAGGTGGGCTACCAGGGGCGGGCGCTCGTACTGATGCGCCTCTACAGTCGCGACGAAGCCAGCGAGCGGACAGGCTACATCGCAGAGGTTGAAATCACGGATACAGTCGCGGCGGATACCTTCATCGCGCCGTAAGGGGAAGACATGCCGTTATCAGATATTGCCAACGTCTCTATCAGCCTTCAAACCGGCGGCCTCACTCAGCAGGGCTTTGGAACCGGGTTGATCTTGGGCTACTCCATGACGGGGTGGACCGAGCGCAGCCGGACCTATTCGAGCATCACGGGAGTCGCTGCTGACTTCGCCACCACCACGCCAGAGTACAAAGCCGCGAATGCGTACTTCTCGCAGACCCCGCGCCCGGAACAGCTCGTCATCGGTCGCGGCACGCTCAAGCCGACGATGATCTTCAAGCTGACCGTGGCTTCTGTGCTGAACAGCCAAAAGTACAGCGTCGTGCTTGCGGGTACGCAGTTCGATGTCACCTCGGATGGTACGGCGACCAACGACGAAATCATTGTGCTGCTACAGGCTGCGGTCGCGGCGGCTGCGACCACGGCAGGCTTCACGGCTGCTATCGGCGGTGTCGCTCCCAACACGTTTTTGACCCTCACCGGGAACGCGGTCGGGAACTGGATGAGTTTCTACCCGACCGACCCCGCGCTGTTGACCCTACAGCAGACCACGGCCAACCCTGGAATCGCGACCGACCTGGACGCGATTGTGGTGGAAAATGACAACTGGTACGCACTGATGACGCTGTACAACAGCAGCGCGTGCGTACTAGCTGCAGCGGCATGGACCGAATCCAAAGACAAGATCTACGGCGTCCAGGTCATCGACTCCGATTGCGCCACGGTCGCGGCTGGCATCGCCACCGACATCAGTAAGGCGCTACAGACAGCGGCCTACTTCCGAACCTGGGACACCTACCACCCCGACAACGGCCAGTTTATTGACGCGGCCACCTTCGGGCGCTTGCTGCCATACATCCCTGGCTCCGAGACGTGGCGCGGTAAGACACTCGCTGGTATCAGCGCAATGGGGACGGTGCCTCCGTTCAAACTGACGGAGACGTGGCGGCAGAACTTGATCGCCAAAAACGCCGGGTACTACTACACCATCAACGGTCGAAACATCACGGCAGAGGGCAAAGTGGCCGCTGGCGAGTGGATCGATACCATTCGCGGTCGTGACCGTCTGAAGGCACGCATCCAAGAAGCTGTCGCGCTTGTCGTAATGAACGCGGACAAAGTGCCGTACACCGACGCAGGAATCGGAAAGATCGACAATGCAATCCGGGGCTGTCTACGGCTGTCGGTCACCGATGGCTTTCTTACCGATAACTACACCGTGGTGGTTCCAACGGCTGCATCGCAGGCGCTGGTTGATAAGGCGGCGCGCATTCTTCGGGGTTACTCCTTCACGGCTCCCCTCGGGGCCGCGATTCACGTCGCGGACATCACCGGGACTATCACCAACTAAGGGCGGTGACACATGGCTACCTCTACCTGGGATTTCAAAAAGCTCATCGTCGCCTACGCTGGTCAGACCCTCTCGGGATTTGCGGGCGACATCTCGATTGACCCAGACGGCGGCGAGGACATCGCTACCAAGACCGTCGGCAGCGACGGAAGCGAAACTGTCGTCGTCTTCCACAACAACACCAGCGGCGGCGTGACGATGGCTCTCATGGCATCGTCGTCAAGCAACGATATCCTATCGGCTCTCGCGGCGGCAAAGACCGTCGGCCCGATCCTCATCCGAGACACCAATGGTCGCACCGTCCTAGAGGCTCCAGCTGCTTGGGTCGCGCGCCGGCCAGTAGTGGCGTACGGCGCCGAGATGTCGGAGCGCGAGTGGCGGATTGACTACTCCGACGCCAAGTTTGTGATCGGCGGATTGGCGCAGGTGTCCTAATGCCCAGAGAGCCACAGACCAAGATTATCGACGGGTACACCGTCCAGGTTCAAGCGCTCCCGGTGTTCAAAGGGCAGCGGCTCTTTGTGCGCTTGCTCAAGACCGTAGGCGGCTCGATTGGGCCAGCCCTTGCCGCGCTCGCTTCGTCGGGCTCCAAGGGGCTCGGGGACATGGACTTGTCGCAGCACTTGCCGACGATGTTCTCGGCTCTGTCTCCCGAAGAGCTAGAAGGCATAACGCGCGAACTACTGACCGGCGCGGTGCTCGACCCGCATGGCAAACCGCAGGATCTGCTTTCGGTCGCGGACATCGTTTTTCAGGGCTCTGTGCTCACGCTGCTCAAGTGCGCTCTGTTCGCGGCAGAGGTCAACTTCGGCGATTTTCGCGGGATCGTGGTCGGGATGCTCGACGACGCACGGCGGAAAGCACAGAGCAAGGCGAGCCCCTCATTGGGATCGAATGGTTCGCCGACGAGTGGCCCATCTGGCGGATCGTCCACTCCAAGCTAGCCACCCTCCGCGAGATCGGGGAATACTGGTCGCTGGGGGACGTGCGTAAAGCGAACGACCTACTTGACGCCTATGAGGGCGCAGAGCGTAGGATGCGCAAAAAGCAAGAGAGGAGCCGTCGGTGATAGTCCGTGAGCTGTTCGCAAAACTTGGTCTATCCGTGGATGCTGCCTCTTTTGCGGTTGCAGACCAAATGCTTGGGGCGGTCAAGTCGGGGCTTGGTCTGCTGGTTAGCGGCGCGGTCAAGGCGGGCGAAGGGCTGGCGGAGAGCGTTACCAAGACGGTCGAGACGGCATCGGCACTCAATGACACGTCCGTCGCGCTCGGTGTGACGACTGACGCGATTCAGGAACTCGGCTACGCTGCACAGCTAAACGGTTCTTCGGTCGAGGGCATGGCGGATGGGTTGCGCAAGCTGTCGATCCACATGGCAGCCGCAGCCGCAGGAAGCGAAGAGGCAGCACAGACCTTTGCCAAGCTTGGCGTCAAGATCAAATCTGAAGACGGAAAGCTTCGCGATGCCGACCAAGTGTTTGCAGATCTAGCCGACAAGTTTAAGTCCATGCCGGACGGCGCACGCAAAGTAGCGACCGCAGTAGCCATCTTTGGGAAGTCTGGCGCAGCGCTGATCCCGACTTTGCAAGCAGGTCGAGATGAGCTAGCAGAGCTACGGCAGGAAGCGCGCGAACTCGGCATCGTGCTCGACAAAGACACGATCGCAGCCGGCGATGATCTCGGCGATACGTGGGACAAGCTCAAAGCCGCAGCGGACGGGCTCCGGTACTCAATCGGCGGGCCGCTGCTGTCGGGATTCAAGGAACTGTTAGATTCCATGGTCCGGTGGATCAAGGCAAACAGAGAACTGATAGCTCAGCGCTTGCGCTCTGTAATGCGGGGCATCGCTGGAGCAATCAAGGCCGTCGGGGTCGGTTTGGATTTGGTGTGGCGTGCGCTCAACTTCGTGATCGCCCAGTGGAAGCTGTTCGCCGCGCTTATCGTCGGTTCGCTTGCAGCAATCGCAATTGCAAACGCGGGGGCGGTGATTTCTTTTATCGCGCTCGGGGCCGCCGCGATCGGATCGGCGATAGCTGCTGCTGCGGCTTGGGTTGTGGCGGCGGCCCCGTTTATCGCACTTGCTGCCTTGATTGCGATCGTGCTCCTGGCACTTGAGGATCTGTGGGTGTTCCTTCATGGCGGGAAGTCGCTCATCGGCGATGTCGGGAAGGAACTTGCCAAGCTCGTATCAGACTTCATCGATCAGGGGCCAAAGGACGGCGAACACTGGATGCTCAAGATCCTGCGCTCGGTGCTGATCTACCTGCGTGCCGTAGGAAGAGCTTGGGAGTTCATATTTGGGAAGATCTTCGACGGTGTCTCGTGGATGGCGGGCAAGATCGAAGGGCTGATCACGCGCCTCGCAAAGCTGGCCGAAGCGGTCAACGGAAAATATGATCTGACCGGGATTGCCAAACGCACCGGGCAGCGGGTGCTAGGTGCGCTTGATTCGGCAGGATCTGCGGTAGGAAACGCGGCTGAGAGTGCCACGCAGCGCCTCTTTGCGCCCAAGACCCCCATGATGAGTGCGGCGCCGGCCCCCATTGTGCAGAGCAAGAGCATCAACGCGACCTATGCCCCGGTTATCAACCAACTACCTGGACAGAGCGCGACCGATGTTGCGAACGAATCGCAGCGCCTGTGGTCCGAGTGGATGTCTTCAGAGATTGAGGGTGCTGCTGCTGCCGTGGGGACAAAGTAATGCCGACGGAGAAATACACCGGCCCGACTTTGATCGGCGACCTCGCGATCGATTGCACCGTGACCGAGACGCATACAGCAACTTCAACCGTCACCGAGCATCCTGTCGAGAGTGGCGCAAAGATCACGGACCACATCCGCCCCGACCCGGTGCAGCTTTCTATCACTGGCATCGTGAGTGACACGCCGATTGGATCACGCCAGGTGCAGCGCTCCATCGCAGTAGGCGGCGCATCGGTGCAGGTAACTCAACAGGAGCCGCCTACCAGCACGACCGGGTACGGGCGCGCGGCATGGGCGAAGCTGGATGCAATCCGCACCGCCGCTAAGCCGGTGAAGGTTGTGACCCGGGACAAGACCTACGAGAACATGGCGCTTGTCTCTCTGTCTGTGCCGAAGGAATCCAAGACCGGCGGAGCGCTCAACTTCACCGCGCAATTCAAGCAGGTGCGGATCGTCTACAATCGCACGACGCGGGTAGTCGTCGCGAAGGCCACAAAGTCACACAAAAAACAGGACACCGGCAAGCAGCCGACGGCAGCGGTTGAGCCTGAAAAGCCACGATCCATCCTAAGCAAAGACGTGTTTGGCGACGCGGGGACCGAGAAACTACAAAAGCTTGTCGGCCGCGCCCGCACTGGGCTGGGGCTTTAGCCATGGTAGAAATCCCGCTACGCTCTGACCTGCCACACTTTACTGTCGTCGCAGAACTCGACGGCACGATCTACCGTCTGGAGTTTCGCTGGAATACTCGCGAGGCGGCGTACTACATGCACATGTACGACGCTGACGAGGTGCTGATCCAGGGCTCTCTAAAGTGTGTCGTCGGCTGGCCTATTGGCTCTCTTGAATGCACTGACCCACGTCGCCCGCTTGGGACACTGGTTCTGATCGACACTGCAAACAGCGAACGCGATCCCACCTGGACTGACGGGCGGGATGTGTACAATCTCGACACCGTGACCAGAATCCCAGGATACGGGGAGCTTGGCGACCGGGTGCGCCTGCACTACTGGACGCTGGAAGATCTCCAGATAGCGGCGGCAGGTGGCTGACCAGCGGCTACAGGATAGGCGCGTCCGGCTGCTCATCGCGAACCGAGTAGCAGAGGACTACAAGAGCCTAACGGCGGACGTGACAGAAATCACCGACCTGCGTGTCCAGTTCTCTGTCAAAAAGAGCGCGTCGAAGGAACCGAACACCGCAGAGGTCACGATCACAAACCTGTCGCCGACCCGACGCGCGGCCCTGCAAACCAAGGGCGTCAAGTTCGTACTGGAGTGCGGTTACGTCGATACAGGCGTCAAACAGATCTTTCAGGGTGACGTGCGGCATGTGTCCCACGTTCGCGAGGGAGCGGACTGGCGGACGGTCCTGAAGTCCGGAGATGGCGAGCGAGCGTTTCAGTTTGCGCGGCTCTCCGAGAGCTTGGGGCCAAAGGCGAGCAAGTCCGACGTGATCAAGCGGCTGTCGGCCAAGCTTGGGCTCGGCCTGGGCAACTCGGCAAAGGCTGCGGCTGCAATACCCGGAAGCTTTGAGCAGGGGATTGTGCTATCGGGGCCAGTGAGCCGCGAGCTCGACAAGGTGCTAAAAGGCACCGGCTACGAGTGGTCGATACAGGACGAGCAGCTTGTGATCCTGTCGGCCTCTGAAGTCAGCGGGCAGGATGTGCCACTGCTTACGCCGGACTCCGGGTTGATTGGCTCGCCTGAGTTCGGCGCACCGCTCGAAAAAGGTGGCAAGCCTCAACTCAAGTTTAAGGCTCTGCTCAACGCGAACATCAAGCCAGGTGCCAAGGTACAGATCCAGTGCGAGCGGTTCCCTCTGGGCGTCTCGGTCAAGTGCGCGAAGGTCGAGCACAGCGGAGACACCGCAGGCCAGGACTGGTATACGTCAGTCGAAGGAGCGACCCTGTGACAACACGAAACACCACGCTGCAAGACCTCCTCGCACGGTTTCGCGAGTCCATGGTTGCTGACCTTCACACGGCGCTGCCTGGGAAAATCGTCAAGTACGACGAGAGCACGCAAAAAGCCGACGTGCAGCCGCTGATCAAAGAGCGGTACACGGACGAAAGCGGAGCCCAGCAATCGCGCGAGCTTCCTGTGATCCCGTCTGTACCTGTTCAATTCCCCGGCGCGGGCGGTTATCGAATCACCTTCCCGGTGGCGGTTGGCGACACAGGCTTGATCATGTTTGCGGAGGCGAGCCTCGACAAGTGGCTCGTGTCAGGCGGGACCGTGGACCCTGCTGAAGAGCGTAGACACGATCTCACGGATGCCATCTTTCTCCCAGGACTCCGCGACTTTGGCCACGCTCTGACCAGCGCACCGACCGACCGCGCCACGTTTGGCAAGGATGACGGACTACAGATCCACATAACACCGTCGCTGGTAAACGTCGGATCGAACAGTCCGGCAGAGCTTGAGTTCGCCGCGCTTGGCGATGCGCTGCAAACTTGGTGCGGGCAGATCTACACCTGGCTTGCTGCGCTTGAATTGCCGGTTGCGGGTGCTGTAGCTGGCCCCCCTGGTGTGCCTCCTCCGACTGTGCCCACTCTCAAGAGTGCATCGGTGAAGGTGAAAAAATGACCACCTACCAGAAGATCACCGACTTCGGACTCGACGAGGACGGCGACGAATACGCAGACGCGACCGGGCTTGCGATGACCGGCGACCTGCCAGGAATCAAGCAGCAAGTGACGCTGCGGATCGGATTCTTTAGAGGGGAGTGGTTTCTCGACGAGGAGAAGGGGCTGCCCTGGTACGAGGAAATCATCGTCAAGAATCCGAACCTGATCCGCATCCGCGAGATCTTTCGCGAGGCGATTCTCTCCGTCGCTGGTATCAATGAGGTCACGTATCTTGACCTCCTATTCAGCGCCTACGCACGGACTCTCTCTGTAAACTTCAAAGCCTCGACCAACCTGGGCGAGCTTGGAATCAACCTAACGGGGCTCCCGAATGCCTAGCTATGGACTCCTACCCGAGGGCTTTGTCCCTAAGCCTCAGACGGTCATCAAGGAAGAGCTTGATAGCGTCTACAAGTCGACCTTCGGCGCGCAACTCGGCAGCGAACCCGACGGCTCTATCCCGGCTGACTCCGTAGCTGGGCAGCGTATTGGCCTTCATGCCGAGCGCATGGCCGAACTATGGGAAGTCGCTCAAGCAGCAGATGCAGGAATGGACCCGGATCGATCCACGGGTCGAGCGCTGGACATCCTGTGTGCTATCACTGGCACCACGCGAAACCAGGAGCGGCGAACTACCGGAACGGTGGCACTGACCGGAACCCCTGCGACGCTTATCCCCAGCGGCTCAACCGTTTCGATCCCAGTGGTTGGCACTCGGTTTGATACCGATGCAAACGCCACCCTCGTCGCGCTCTCGGCTTGGCTTGTCAACACGGCGTACGCTCTCGGGGACAGAGTGACCAACGGCGGCGCACCTGCTCGGGTCTACCAAGCGGTAGCCAGCGGAACGTCTGCGCTTGTCGGCACCGGGCCGAGCGGCACCGGGTATAGCATCGTGGATGCGACAGTGACATGGTCGTACGTCGGCGACGGTACCGCTGCTGTTGATGCGACAGTGACGGCTCAGACTCCCGGCCCCTTCGCAGCACTCACTGGGCAGATCACGTCAATCGAGTCACCTGTTAGCGGCTGGCTCTCTGTCCGTAACATGGCCGATGCCGCAGTCGGGGCATACGTCGAAACGGACGAATCGCTGCGCAACCGCCGTGAGGCAGAGCTTGCAGGTCGCGGTAATGGCCCCGTGCCAGCCATCCGCGCCGACATCCTCAAGATCGGGCAGGGCACCGCGAACGCAGTGCTCGACTGCATCGTGTTTGAAAATTACACCGACGTGGTGGACGTGAACGGAATCCCACCACATAGCTTTGAGGCTGTGGTGCTCGGTGGCCTCGACGCGGACATCCGGCAGACCATCTTTGACACCAAGCCCGCTGGCATCCGTCCTCACGGCGGCGTGACCGGAACCGTTGTCGATTCGACCGGCATCTCCCACACGATCAAGTTTTCACGTCCCACGACCTACTCGATTTGGATCGAGATCGATGTCACTTACAACGCTGCGACGTGGCCACTGGATGGGCCGGCGCAGGTCAAAGCAGCCATCCTCGCAGCGCTCACGCCAGCGAACGGCTACACGCTCGGCAAGGACGTGACCAGCTGGGGCATCGGCGCAGCGGTGGACGTGGTTCCCGGCGTGCTCAACGTGACCACCATTCGCCTGGGTACAGCGCCTGCCCCGGTCGGGACTGCGGACATTCCGATTGGAATTCGCGAGGTGGCGCTCTTTGACTCGGCGCGCATCCTGGTAACAGCCGTGGCGGGGACTCCGTAATGGGCGACGTGCAGCACGAACTAGACCACGCTGGCAAGATGCTGGCGCGGCTGGCGGAGGAGTTTCGCAAGCCTCGGATCTCGGCCATCCTTCGCGGCGAGGCGGCGCAGTATCAGGCAATAGAGGACGCCTATTGGCAGCTGCTCACCGAGTTCGGCGTAGACACCGCCATCGGCTGGTCGCTCGACGTGCTCGGGAAGATCGTGGGTGAGCCGAGGCAGGGCGCGTTAGATGCTGACTACCGGCTGCGCGTGCGAGCACGTATCCGAGTCAATCGCAGCGACGGCACCATTGAAGACATCATCGACGTGGTCCGGCTGCTCATCGGTTCTGTGCTACTGCCATCGGCGACGATTAAGCTGACCGAGTTCTACCCAGCGGCATTCGTGCTCAGGATCACCGGCATCGCAATCACGCCGACGCAGGCGCAGATCTACAGCTCGTTCATTCGGCAGGCCCGGGGCGCGGCCATTGGTTCAGGCTTTGGCTGGCAAGAGACAGCGGACGCTGATGCCTTTGTCACAGCCACGTCAAGCCCTCTCACGGTCGCTGCCTTGGCTGGCGTCACGTCCTTTACCGTGGCCGATACGTCAGACTTTCCGGCGACCGGGACCATCGTGATTGATGACGGGCTACCTGGCTCCGAGACGCTGGCCTACACCAGTAAGACACCAACCACCATTTCCGGCTTTCCGGCGACGGCAAGCCCCCACTCGCTCAATGCCATGATCACGTTGCCCGCATCGGTTGGGAAAGGCTGGGGCGATGAGTCCAATCCGGCGACCGGCGGCGCTCTAGTGGGAGTCATCTAAATGCTTGCGTACCTGAAAGACCACCCTGAAGTAATAGCGTCTGTGTTGGCGTTTGCTGGTGCTTTGCTGCGCCTGCTTGACAACCGACTGAAAACACGCGCGCTACTCGCAGCTTCGAGCGAAGAGGTGCGAGAGAAGATCGCAAACCTACCGCCTGTGTCCGGCCTGCTCGTGCTGCTGCTTGCAGCGGCTGCGCTGGTGTCGTGCCTGCTGGCCTTCGTCAAGTTCGAGCAGCAGCTCGCATCGTCAGCCCGCGAGTGCAGCGCAGATCGCGACTGCGAACCACCGGCCAAGTGCAGGCGCGGTGCCTGTGTCGATCTGGCCGAGAGTTTCAAGCCAACCGTGGCGCTCTACTTCGAGCGTCGTCAATCACCTATCGGGAGACTGCCGTGATCAAACCAGCGTCATCAACACTGCCCCGGTGGGCAAGTACCGTATCTGCCGATCCTGCTCGCGTCGTCGAGCCCCCGTCCGGTAAAAAGGATGTGGGTTGGGATGTTGCGGAAAAGCCTCCTGCCCAGTGGAAAAACTGGCTGCTCTACAATGCCTACGCCTGGCTGCTTTGGCTTGATTCGTACGAAACAGAGCTGCACACCTGGACACGAACCCAGACGTTTGGTGAGGGAATCAGCTGCTCTAATACGCTGCTCAATACCCGAGCAGTCTACGCTATAGGAAACGGAACGGCTGAGGGTCTATACGGTGTCGGCGGAAGCGGTGGCGGTCATGGCGTCGTCGGTGCAGGTTCAGGTGCTGGTACGTACGGCGTTAGAGGAATCGGTGTTGCGACCGGCGTGATCGGAGTCAGAGGAGAAGGCTTCGACTCGTTTGGCGGCAGCTTCTTGGGTGGCGCAAATTCGACCGGAGCTGTCGGAACTGGCGGTGCTGGTGGTGGGTCTGGTGTAGCTGGTCAGGGCACAGGCGCGTTTGCTGGCGTGGTCGGGCAGGGTGGGCCGACCGGACGTGGTGGAGAATTTACGGGAGGTGCAAGCGGAAGCCCGTGCGGTGCTCGATGCGTGGGGGGCGGAACCGATGGTCATGGTGTCGAGGCTGTCGGCACAGGTACCGGATTTGCAGTGGAAGCAACTGGTTCGTTGCATACGGATATGCACGTATTTGCAGACCAGTCGGTGGTCGTTGGAATCACGCCAAATACTGGCGCTGTTTACTCCTCGTACGTCGAGCATGTCCTACCGACGCATCCGACCGCAGGCGCGTCTATCAAAGGCAGGATTGCGCCCTCTAACACCGCTCGAGTACTTGCCACAATCACTACGGACGGCGCTGGGAACCTGACAGTAGTTGACGACCAGGGTGTGTCAAGTGCTGCAATCGTCGGCGGTAACAAGATCCAAATCAACTTTGTGGATCCGTTTGCTGTGGTAGGGAGTTATCAGGCAGTTGTGAGCGGTTACGACTCAGGAACAGGGGGCGGTGATTTTACGGTGCAGCAAACCGACAAGGCTACCGGATTCGTCCGAATCACTCCGCCATCGAATCCTTCGACCCACGCCATGAATTTTGACGTGGTGATCTTCGGTCGGCAGTAGTGATCAGCGACCGACCACTACGAAGTCAATCCACTGTTTGCATGTGATTGGGCTTGCAGGCGTGATGCGAAAGTACCGCGCCCATTTGTCGAAGCGTCCAATCTGAGGCGTCCTACCGCTAGGCACCTCCTCCGATCCCGACAAAAGCACCTGATACTCTGCGGCGGTGGTTTCACTCATGAGTACCTGCACTTTGCCACCACCAGTGTAAGCAGCACCGAGCACATTACCGCTTGCGTTGTAGACTTCGACCGATCCGTCTGGTCGAAGCTCAAGCGAGCCACGCGCGATGATCGTTCGTCCGCAGGGGTCAGGAGCTTCAGATCCTAGGCACTGAGGAAGTGGCCCCATTGCTGCATGGGCAAATGAGGTCGATAGGAGTAGTGAAAACGTAAGGGTGGTGAGTAGTCTCATGACGCAATCCTACCTTACGCAGACTGCCAAGTGAAGGGGGTAATATCGCCAACCACTCGACGACTCCCAATAGCGAGCCCCGCTTGCATCCTCACCAATGGTCGATCCTTCAGGGTCAAACGCTAGCGCTGCATCTACGCAGCGGCCTGACGTGCAGGTGTAATCAGCAGCGCACTCATAAATCAAACATGATCGGTAGTAGTTGTCCGCGAGAAAGCACTGTGGGTTAGATGCCACGCCCACAGCTTTCTGCGGAAAACGCTCTGCGCTGGGTCGCGTGAAGTACCACGGGTGCAGCACCCTACCACCTTCGTAGGATGGGAGATCGGGCAGGGGGTTGACCTCAAGTAAGTTGGTGTGGCTTTCGGTCGGTTGTCCGCAGCCAGCAGTAAGGGCAATTGCCAATAGCAAGGATCTCATGTCGGTGTGTCCTACGGAAATGTTTGCGCTCTGCGCGGCGCGAAGGTTGTTGAGTGAAAGCGCAGGCCGCAGTCACTTGCGCATTCGGAGCGATAGCACGACGGGCAAGCGTTACGGAGCAGATACCGCCCATCCACGTACTTGACTAGCCCTGCCGACTCAAACAGTTTGAGTTGACTTGTGACTCGACCTAGTCCAGCGTACGTCAGCGCGGATGACGTTAGGCTTGGGACTTTGTAGCCTTCGGGCGCTTGCCAAACAAGTGACAGTGCCTTGACTTGCCACTCTGATCGCAGCTCGTATCCGAGCGATGCGGCCCACTGGTAGCACTGCACGTACGCTTTACAGTTTGCGCAGAGCAGCTTGCGCGTGCCGGTGTCTTTGCTGACGCACTCTGCCACGGCTAGCCCGTCGTGAGTCAGGATACCAGTCGCGTGTAGCGAGCACTTGCGCGCAGTGGAGTCTTCGAAGGGAACCGGCGCGCTGAATGTGGCGAATCGCATTTAATCCTCTCCCTCAGGAAACCCGGTCCATGCATGTAGCGGAGCTTGGGTTCGAGTCCCGATGTGCTCACTGTCCATACGCAGCCAAGACAAACAGATCTCTTCGCGCTTCATCGCCAGCTTGGATCTCGTCTCGGTAGACAGAGCCAAGAGCCTGCGCAATGAACGCGGCCTTGTTCTTGACTGCTCGCGCGGTCTTAGCCACTGTCGCCGCAAACTCTGAGATCTCGACTGCCTGCATCTGATGGCTACGGATGTCGTCGG